GCGCCCTCATGGCGAACCCGGACAGCGAGTTCATCGTCAAGCGCGCCGCCCAGCCGAACACCCATGTGGAGGTCACGAGGCAGCGGTTCAAGGACACCGGCGAGCTGCCGAACCTTGCCTACGAGGCCGAGGTCATCGACCTGGGCGCGGCCGACCGGTACGGCGAGCGGCTGACCAGCCTCGTCATGCGACAGAGCGTGGCGCAGGGGGAGCGCCCCATCAGCGCGCAGGCGCCGCAAGGTAAGGCGCAGCGGACCGTCCTGCTCGCCCTCAGGGAGCGCCAGAAGCGGAGCGAGACGGCCCTCGTTTGGACCGTCGAGGAGCTGCGCCAGATCGGGAGGGAGTGCGGCATCAGCCGGCAGTCTGTCCACGATGCGGTCGAAAAGCTCCTTATGTCGCCCTTCCTGACGGCCACGGTGGGCGGCTCGAGGCTCTCAAATGAGTGATGTCCGAAAATGTCCGAAAGCGTCAAATTCGGACAGTTTCGGACGGTCAAGATGTCCGAAAATGTCCGAGAGTCCTTAGGACTCGGACATTCGGACATGACTTCGGACATTGGTTCAGACACGGAGGAAGCATGAGGTACAAGACAAGTCCGTTGCGTAGTGTTGCATTAGAGCAACATAGTGCAGACACGCCACTAGCAAGGCGGATGGTTGAGGGTCTGGGTCAGGAAGGGTTCCAGATTGCCAAGGCCATGCAGTCGATGTTCAACGCCAAGGTCGTCCACTACCAGGACGCCAAGGGCGAGGTCGGGACTGACCCGAGGTGGCCGGCGTGACCCAGCAGAAGATTGACCTCAACCACACCGGGCCGCTCGAGTGGATGGATGACCCGTTCTGGGACAAGGCGTCAACGGATGGCCGGTTCTGTATCCGGGGCCAGCGGGTGGGCGATAAGGTCGAGTATGTCGTCTGGCGCATGGGAGCCGACGGGAGGGTGATCCCGCGGTGGCTCGGGGTGACTAACACCTTCGCCGAGGCGGCAGAGCTCGCCGAGAACGCGAGAGGCGAGAAGCCGCCGTCGATTAACCTGCTCTGGAAGGTGGCCGATGAAAAAGGTCGTTAAGCTCTGCCCGGTCTGTTTGACCGAGAACACGGGCGGCTTGCCTCACCGGCACCATCGAGAGGGGCACCGGAAGAAGTCGCGCACGATCGAGCAGATCAGCGAGATGGCGCGGCAGACCATCGAGGCCAACCAGGTGCGAGTCATCGTGGCCCAGGCCGTCGATGAGTCAAGGCAGCCGGAGCCGTGGGCCGACAAGCGCACCCGGTACCATCGAGCCTATTACCAAGCGAACCTCGAGCGTCGCAGGGAACAGACCCGGCAGAGCAAGCGAGACCAACGGATGCGGCGCCGGTTGCGTCCCTTGATTGCTGGCCTGTGCTATGCGGTAGACTTGGGCCGATTGACTGCGAGGTGGTGATGGGCATCAGACAACGACAGCGGGGCGCCGAGACCGAACGAGAAGTTTGCGACAAGATTAGCCAGGCGACCGGATGGGTCGTGAAGCGTGAACTCGGGCAGGCTCGAGACGGTGGCTGCGACATTCGACTTGGCCGGTTCGTGGTCGAGGTGAAGCGACGCAAGAGCATCGCGGTCTACGATTGGGTCGACCAGGCGAAGGCAGCGTGCGCGCCTTACGAGATCCCGGTGGTCATCTGCCGGGGCGACAAGCGTGAGTTCCTCGTGGTGCAGCCCTTGGAAGATTGGCTGAAGATGGCAAAGGCCGAGCTGCCCGACAGATGAAATGCCCGAAGTGCTCCAAGCCTAGCGAGGTCGTGAAGGTCTACCAGTTCCCGACCGAGGCTAGGCGTCGGCGGGAGTGCCTGACTTGCGGGCACCGGTTCACGACGGCGGAGAAACTCTGGCGCAGGGTCTACGCTGAAGAGATACGCAACCGACCGTCTCCTCGAGCGACGCGGCAAGAGCGACCGGAGCCTGTGAAGCGGCGCTGGTCTAACTTCGACGTGGTGCCGGTGGATGGGTATGACATGGACTACGAAGACGTGAGCACCTATGTGCATGTGAGCGACTGATGGCAGGGACACCAATCAAGCGGGCGAGGCGGGAGAAGGCGCTAGCGGTCATGGAATCGCCGGCCTTCTGGGACCAGCTCTGGATTCATCTTGCCGAGGGCAACAGCCTGTCCTCGTTCGTAAAGGGCAGCGAGATCCCGTATCAGCTCTTGTGGGAGACGATTCAGTCCGATCCCGCGCGGCATGAGAAGTTCGAGCTGGTGCGGACTGCGCGCGCCCTGGCGAACGCGGAGCGCATTGAGGCGCTGGCCGACCAAGTGGAGCAGGAACAAATCGACCCGAACGCCGCGAAGGTTGCGATGGGTGCGAGGCAATGGCTTGCAGAACGGATGGACCCGAAGCGGTGGGGAAACAAGATCCAGAGCGACGTGCGTATCACCGACACGACGGCGCTGCATCTTGCTGCGGTGCGCGACTTGATGCGGACCGTGAGCGTGCAGGAACCCGAAAAGCTGACAGATGACGCATCGACGCCGACGGTCCCGCGCGCGTGACTCATTGAACCGCCTGTGGATAACTCTGTGGATAACCTGTGGATAACCTGTGGATAACTCACGGCCTGGCGATCAGCACGCGCTCGGGCACCGATGCGCACACACACGCACGGCGCAAGTGCTTGATTCGCAAGGGGTTGCGGCGCGTAGTGCGTATAACACCCATTATGTTAAATCGGGGCGATTATGACCGCCCTGCGGACAATCCCCCCCCCCTCAACGACGGGGGCGCGCGTAAGTGCTTGATTCCCCTAGGGTCGGGGCGCCGGGCGATTCCGGCCGCCCGCCAGACCCCCCCCGGGGGGTGGCCCCCGGCGGGGGGTCGGCGCTTGCGTAACCCCACACGGACCGTATGAAAAATTCCGAAAACCCGTACTTCGCCTTCGTCAAACGCTACCACGCGGCCCCTGTGGCCTTCGTGGAGGAGGTCCTAGGCGTAACCCCAGACCCGTGGCAGCGCCGCCTCCTAGAGCTTCTGGCGGCCGGCGAGCGCAAGATCAGCGTCCGCTCCGGCCACGGCACCGGCAAGTCCACCGTGGCCTCGTGGGCCATGCTCTGGTTCATGCTCACCCGCGTCCCGGTCAAGGTGGTCGTCACGGCCCCCACCGCCTCGCAGCTCTTCGACGCCCTCTTCGGCGAGTGCCGCCGGTGGGCCAAGCTCCTGCCGCCGGCGGTGGCCGAGCTGCTTGAGATTAAGTCCGACCGCATCGAGCTGAAGGCGAGCCCGGAGGAGGCCTTCATCTCGGCCCGTACCAGCCGCGCGGAGCAGCCGGACGCATTGCAGGGCATCCACGCAGAGTATGTGCTGCTGGTCGTGGACGAGGCCCCGGGCGTATCCGAGGCGGTCTTCGAGTCGGCGGGCGGCTCAATGTCCGGCCACAACGCCACGACGCTGCTGCTCGGCAACCCCACCCGGACGCAGGGTTACTTCTACGACACCTTCCACCGCCTAGCCGGCGAGTGGGAGAACCTGCACGTGAGCTGCCTCGACTCGCCCCGGGTGTCGCCCGAGTACGTCGCCGAGATGTCGAGCCGGTACGGCGAGGGCAGCAACGCCTACCGGGTGCGCGTGCTCGGCGAGTTCCCGGTGGCGGACGACGACACCCTGATCGGGCTTGAGCTCGCCCAGTCGGCGGTGGACCGGGACGTGGTGCAGAACCCGGGCGCGCCGGTGCTGTGGGGGCTGGACGTGGCGCGCTTCGGCGCGGACTCTTCGGCGCTGTGCAAGCGCCAGTCGAACGTGGTCGTGGCGCCGGTGAAGACCTGGAAGGGCCTCGACCTGATGGCGCTGACGGGGGCGGTGATGCACGAGTGGGAGAGCACCGACCACCGCGACCGCCCGGTCGAGATCCTGGTGGACAGCATCGGCCTTGGCGCGGGCGTGGTGGACCGGCTGCGGGAGCTGAAGCTGCCGGCGCGCGGGATCAATGTCGGCGAGTCGCCCGCCTTTAAGGGGCAGTACATGAACCTGCGCGCGGAGCTCTGGGGCAAGGCGAAGGCGTGGCTCGAGGCGCGCGACTGCAAGCTGCCGCGAGACGAGCGACTGGTGAATGAATTATCCTCGCCTCGCTATTCGTTTATGAGCAACGGCAAGCTACGCCTCGAGGGCAAGGACGACATGAAGCGCAGGGGGCTGGCGTCGCCCGATGTGGCGGACGCTTTCGTTTTGACCTTTGCGTCGCAGGCGGCGACGGGCGGCGGCGTGTACGCGCCGACCTGGCAGAAGGCGATCAAGCGACAGATCCGGGGGGTGGTATGAACTGGCGTGATTTCTTTTTGGTGGACCCGTACTCGGGCGCGAAGCTCATCGAGCACGACCTGCAGGGCTGGGGCTCGGATGACCCAATCTTCGAGCAGGTCCTGGCGGCGGTGCGCCCCACGACCATCATCGAGGTGGGCTCGTGGAAGGGGCGCTCGGCGGCGAACATGATGGCGATCTGCAAGCGACTGGAACTTGACGCGCGCCTGCTCTGCGTTGACACCTGGCTTGGGAGCCTCGAGAATTACGCGCGCCACGACGGCGACAACCGCTGGCTGCACGAGGCGCTGCGGCTGCAGTCGGGATACCCGCGGCTGCACGAGCTGTTCCTCTCGAACATGATGCACCTGGGGCTGACCGAGCGCGTGACCCCCCTCCCCCTGCCGGCGACGATCGCGGCGCGGGTGCTGGCCGAAAAAAATGTGGTGGCGGATGTGATTTACATCGACGGCTCGCACGACTATGAAGATTGCAAGGCGGACCTAGCAAACTACTGGCCGCTCCTGCGCCGGGGCGGGATTCTGTTCGGGGACGACTACGAGGCGTGGCCCGGCGTGACGCGCGCGGTGGACGAGTTCTGCGACGCGCACTTCCTGCATCGCTCTGTCGTGCGCCGCTCGGGTAAGTTCGCCTTCGGCAAGGACCGCGGCGTAGAGGGCATCGAGTAATGGAGATCCGCACCGGCGACTGCTTGGATGTACTTAAAACCATGTCTGCCAATTCCGTCGATGCCATTGTGACCGACCCGCCCTATGGCCTGGCGTTTATGGGGAAGAAGTGGGATTACGATGTGCCGAGCGAGGAGATATGGCGCGAGTGCCTGCGGGTGTTGAAACCGGGCGGGCATCTTCTCGCCTTTGCCGGTACGCGGACGCAGCATCGGATGGCGGTGCGGATTGAGGATGCGGGGTTTGAGATACGCGACATAATCGCGTGGGTGTATGGCTCGGGTTTTCCGAAGTCTCTGGATGTGTCGAAGGCGATTGACAAGGCGGCGGGTGCAGAGCGGGAGGTCATCGGAAAAGTTTTAGGCATGGGGAAGCAAAACCCTGAATGGAATGGAACCGCCCAAGGTCGAGCCGAAAATAGTTTCAAGCCCGAATACAACGCCACCGCCCCCGCCACCGAAGCCGCTCGCCAATGGCAAGGCTGGGGAACGGCGCTAAAGCCCGCGCTGGAACCTATCACCGTCGCCCGCAAGCCGCTTATCGGCACGGTCGCGGAGAATGTGTTGGCGCATAACACGGGTGCGCTGAATGTGAATGGGTGTAGGGTGGGGACGGATGGCGGAACCGCAAAGGGCAGCAAGCCTATGGGTGAAGGCAATGGCATTTATGGCGCAGGGTTGCATGGCGCTTGCGAAATAACGCAGTTGAGCGCAGGCCGCTGGCCCGCCAACCTGATACACGACGGCAGCGAGGAGGTGGCGAGGCTGCTAAACGACGCCGCCCGCTTCTTCTACTGCGCGAAGGCGAGCAAGCGGGACAGGGACGAGGGGCTGAAGGGGTTTGAGGAAAAACCGACCGTTTCTAATATGTGCAGCGGCAGCGTACAGCAAAGCGGCGAAGGAGAGCGACTGGACGGAAACCCGCTGCCAAAACGCGCCAATAACCACCCCACCGTCAAGCCTACCGACTTGATGCGCTACCTCTGCCGCCTCGTTACTCCACCGGGCGGCACCGTCCTTGACCCGTTCATGGGGTCAGGCTCAACGGGTAAAGCCGCGATGCTAGAGGGCTTCGGCTTCATCGGCATTGAGCGTGACCCCGAATACGTCAAGATCGCTGAAGCACGGATTGGTGCGGCCAAAGATAGAGCGGGGCTTTTCGGATGAAATACTACTGCATCACGCTCGCCGAGACCCCGGAGCGCACCGAGCACGCCCGCGCGCAGGCCGCGAAGGCTGGCATCGAGTTGGATTTCATCTACGGCATCTTCGGCAAGACGATGCAGGTGAAGTCCGAGATCCCGATGCACTCAGACTATTTCGTGACCCGCGGCGCGACCTGTCTGGTCTTGTCGTGGCACATCGCTTGGCAGATTGCGTGGCGCGAGGGGCACGAGGAGTTCGTGATCTTCGAGGATGACTTCATCCTGCCGGATAACTTTGCCGAGCGCTGGGCGCAGATGCGCGCCGAGGTGCCCGAGTGGTGCGACCTGG